CACAGGGAAAATGCCCGACTGGATTTACTACCAGCAGAACGGAAAAAGCGCCTCTGAGAACTACAGAGAGCAGAAGCTTAAAATTAAACAGCGCTTCAAAGACGCCGTCAAGGAAGATCAGATCAGGAGAGAGGCAGAAGCACGCGCCGCGGAGCGTTTTCGAGATGATTTAGAAAACGAAGTCCAAACGGCGCTTGATAAGATCGTTGGCAAGTTGTGAAATCGATCAGTGCCCGCTCAGACCGCTCAGAACGCGCTGTAAGCCGTTTTAAGCTACGAATGAAGAATTACTCTACCAGCAGCTCTAAAACGGCTTGTGTGGCGCGTGTCGGCTCTCTGCCGCTCATGGCTTAACAAAATGAAAATCGAAAAATTTTCGCTTGTATAATAATATATTTCTTATATTTCTTTATTTCTTTTTAATAAAGTATCGCCATTGATATGTGGAAAAAAAACATAGGTTATGTGGAAAAAAAACATAGGTTATGTGGAAAAAAAACATAGATATGCGGAAGAAAAACATAGTTTTAAGGAACGGCTAATTTACTTTTTCCGCATTTATTGTTATACTGATTTTCACGAAAATTTAAGGCAAGGTGCGCGCCCAATGACAGAACAAGAAAAGATCGATCAGCAATACGCGTTAGTCGTTAAGTCTAACGAGCTAATAAGAAAGAGCCGCTTTTCTCTTTCGCTTACAGAACAACGAATAGTGCTATATTTAATCAGCAAGATCAAGCCTAATGATACTGAGCTATTGGAGTATGATTTTAATATTAAAGACTTCTGCGAAGTGTGCGGAATAGATTACTTTACAAATCTTTCACAGCTCAAAGAGATAATTAAAACGCTTAGAGATAAAAGCACATGGATAACGCTCCCGGGCGGGGCTGAGACACTTGTTAGCTGGATAGAGAAGCCTTATTTATTTAGGGATAGCGGCACAATAAAAATTAGATTAGATCGAGATTTAATGCCTTATCTATTACAGCTAAAAGAAAACTTTACGCAGTATGAGTTAATAGCAATACTGGGATTGAAAAGTAAATTTAGTTTGCGCTTATACGAGCTATTTAAAAGCTATGAGAGCTTAGGACGCTATGAAGTATCATTAGAAGAATTGAGAAAACTAATGATGCTTGAGAATGAATACCCGCTCACAGCGGATTTTAGGCGGTATGTAATAGATCGTTCTATTGAAGAAATAGAGCAATTCACAGACTTAGAGATCAGTTACCAAAAGAAAAAGCAAGGCAGAAGTATAACAGGATTTATTTTTACAATACGAAAAGCCGACGATTGGGATGGACAATACATAGCAACTGAATTATTTCTAAAAAAGAAAATATCAACGAGATACAGGTTAAAAAAAGATTTTAAGAATTACTTAGCAGAGCACGAAATAGACCCTAATCAAATAAGCTTGTTTGATAGCGATGAAGATAGAGGGAATGAGAATGACTAACATCAAATATTTAAGCATTACAGAATTTGCGGAAAAAGCAGGAGTATCAAAGCAGGCAATCTATAAGCAGATCAGCAATGCTAAGAGCCAGCTTGCGCCCTATGTCTACAGAGATGGCAAGCAACCATTAATAGAAATAACCGCCCTCAGCAAGTTGTATGGAGTTGAAATCGAAAATTCAACCTTTTCAACCGATAATCAACCCTTTTTAACCGCTCAGGATGAAAATTCAACCCTTGAATCAACTCGATATCAAGAGGAAATTCAACCAGTCAACCCCAATTCAACCCGAAATAATCAACCCTTTTCAACCGATTACATAGAATTTTTAAAGGCTCAGATCGCGGAACTAAAAGCAGACCGCGCGGAGATCGAGCAACGACTTACAGCTACAATACAGGAAAAAGATAATATTATTAAAGACCAGACCGCTCAATTAGCTCAATTGGCTCAACAGGTGGCTCAGATCGCGGACAAGGCGCTTTTGGCTACATCACAACAGCAGTATCTAACGGCAATGGAAAAGACTAATAAAGCCGAAATAAGCGACGAAATAACAGAAGATGCAGAGGAAGAGCCAAAAGAAGAACAGCAAGAAAAAAAGAAAAAAGGCTTCTGGAGTTGGTTATTAGATTAATAACGCTTGAAATTATAGACTTATCTATGTATAATTTACATTATCCCACAAAATACACATAAATACACGAAAGCGAGGATGCAAGTCTATGGCACACAAACCAAAGAGTTTTAAGCTGAACGAGAAGAAAAAAGTTATAATTCTTTACTCAAATGTAAGACTTCCAGAAGAAACAGACCTTATTAATTTTTATTTGAGCAATGGTTATACACCAATGTATGAGGAAAAGAAAGCTACTGTCAAAGTAGAAGATATGAGAAAAGAGCTTGCAAGCAATGAAGAAGTTCTTGCGAAATTCGAGGAAGCCTATAGCGAAAAGAATGGCTTCTTTAAGGCGTGCAAGGTTTATCAGGCTTGGATAAAAGCAAAAAAAGAGAATAAGTAATAATTGATAAAACGACGGAAAATAATCCGTCGTTTTATTATACTATGCAAGTATTAAAACTAACCTTACTCGAAAAAGTATTAAAACTATTGACAAATAAGCAGAAATAAGCTATTATTTGAGTATCAAAAGAAACGAACGATAGATTAAATACTTATAATGGAGAGTAAAGCAATGTGTATGTATGGGTATTGCCGTATAAGCCAAAAGAAACAGAGTATTGATAGACAGATAAGAAATATTAAATCGGCTTATCCGTCTGCAATGATTATTACAGAAGCCTATACAGGCACAAGCATAGATCGCAAGGAATGGAACAAGCTATTTAAAAGCGCCCGCTCGGGAGATACAATTATTTTTGATAGCGTTAGCAGAATGAGCAGAAACGCCGACGATGGATTTACAGCCTACGAGCAATTATTTAATAGAGGCGTTGAGCTTGTATTCCTTAAAGAGCCGCACATTAACACAGCGACATTTAAAACTGCAATGGAAAAAGCGTTACCAATGACAGGCACAAGCATAGATTACATACTTGACGGTATTAACAAGTATCTATTGGCGCTTGCAAAAGAGCAGATCATAATAGCATTCGCTCAAGCCGAAAAAGAGGTATCAGACCTACACCAGCGGACTAAAGAGGGAATAGAAACAGCTCGACTGAATGGTAAGCAAATAGGGCTACCAGCAGGAACAAAGCTAACGACAAAGAAAAGTATAGCATCTAAAGAGCAGATACTAAAGCACAGCAAGGAATTTAACGGAATGCTTGACGATACAGATGTAATGAAGATCACAGGCTTATCAAGAAATACATACTACAAGTATAAGAAAGAGCTAAAAGCAGAACATAGCTAAATAGAGTGGCGCAAAGCGCGCTCTATTTCCCTTTATTTGATTTATATTAAAAAATATTATAAAATTTATATATAAATTAAATAAAGGAGATTTAAGTATGACCTATTACGAGAGAAAAAAAGAAGCCGCAAGACAAGAAGCAATAGAGTATAGTATGTCTGATAAGCAGTATTCATATTCTGAGCTTTATGAAAAGCAAGAACACTTTAGGAAGCTCGGCAAAAGATATGGATTAATAGAAGAATTTAAGGAAAACGGTATTATTTAATGCCGTCAAGATCGCAAGCGCCGTCATTTGACATTACAAAAAATTTTTCTTAAAATATTATCAAAGGTGGTTTTTATGGACTTTGAAGAACTTATGTATTTTGTTTACATGGATGAGCAAGAACAATCCGTAGAAGCGAATGAAAATGACCAGCAGGGCGAAGACGCGCCACAATAAAGCGCTATTAGGGAATAAATAAATTTTTTTCCTAAAACATAGCCCCCACAAGGACAAAGTAAGTTAATCATTACTATACAATTTTCAAGTATAATAGCGGATAGTTAATAGATTTATTTTCATTGGTTTAGACCGCCTTAGTTAAAGAGGCGGTCTATTTTTTTCTCTATTAACTATAGTTTCCCCTACAAGCCATTAGAAAAGATGTAAATAGAATGAATATTAATAACGAATTAAGGACTTAGAGCAAGCTTTTAAAAGCTTTACAAGGCGTATCATACACAGAAATAGCGGAGTATTTAGAAATACCTGCATCAAGCTTTTATAATTGGCTTTGTAATTATTATGACTTTGGTGCAGATCGTCAAACAAAGCTAAAAGAAATATTAGATAATTTAAAGGAGTGAATTACAATGAAAAATAAATCTATTGACCGTATCGGTAGACTATTTCACGCTATGGAAACACTTGACCTATAGGAAAATGAAGTGTGGCGCGAAATAGATTTTATTCCTGAAACTAATTTAGATGGAAAGTATTTTGTATCTAACTACGGCAGAATTATAAGTCTTTGCAGAAAAGAGCCAATAGAACTACAGCAGTTTGTATGTGGTAACGGATATTTTTATGTATCAATTGGTAAGCGTGATTATAGAGTAAATCGGCTTGTTGCTCTTGCCTTTATTCCTAATCCTGATAATAAAAGAATTGTGCATCACAAAGATGCTAATAGGAAAAATAATCATTGCTCAAATTTAGAGTGGGCAACAGATCAAGAAAACATTAGGGCAAGCTATAAAAAGCCAAAAGATAAAGAAAAGAAAGATGCGTAAATACTACATTAAATATCAGGAGAATACAGAAGTTAATTATTTATACTTATTGCTACTATACAAGATCGCTAAGTTAGGCAGATCACATTTACTTGATACGATAACATTTGATAGCCTTAGCCATTTGGCGCAGTTGCTCAATGAAGAATACAGCAAGATCAATGTAAGCGTTACAAGCAAGGCGGTTAATGTATCAAGTCTTTTAAGGGTGTTAAATAGTGAAGCAAGCAAAGATTATTTTGAATACTACAAAGACAATAGAGCTATTATCTTGAAAAACAAATTTACCAAAAGCACAGGTAACAATAAGTTTGTAATACTCAATGATAGTGAAGTAAATTTTTTATTGATACAAAATGATAAGCTACTTACAAGATACTATCTATACATAAAATATTATTGCGGCTACTCATGCACTAATAGCACAGACTTTACAGCTAATCAATTCTTATAGGCTATCAATTACTCCACTAAATCAGGCAGTAATAAGACTAAGCTATCGTATTTCAATTCCTTACTGTCCTCTAATGGCTTTATAAGGATAGATAATTTTAGATTAAATGGTAAGGAAAGAAACCGCTATTATTTACTTGCGCCAGCAAGTAAATAATTCTACATACAGCACTTTACTAAGCTCTATTTATAAGACATAACCACTTTTTGGCGCAATCAATAACCGAAAAATGAAACGACTATAACCACTTTTTGAAATGGGGGTGAAACACAATGGCACTAAGCAAGGAACAAATAGAATACTTGCACGACACAGGGAAAATGCCCGACTGGATTTACTACCAGCAGAACGGAAAAAGCGCCTCTGAGAACTACAGAGAGCAGAAGC